TCGACGCCGAGCAACACCGCCGCGACCTGGCTTGCAGCCGTGCCGACCGTCAACGTGAGGCGGACGTGATCAAAATCGTTCGCCATATCGAGATCACGCTGGCCGATATTGATGATCGCCTGCTTGTTGTCGTCGCCATCGGCTTGCGTCAGCTGCGTGATGGCCTTGCCGGTGACATCTTTGGCATCGGTGCCGGTGGCGTCCTTAGCCTGCTCGATCTTGGCATCAACCGTAGCGGAAGCGCCAAGGGCGCCTGCCTGAATGAGCGCCATCATCGAAAAGAACGTGGCCATGCTGATCCAGGGCGTCGAGACGGCGCCGGCGCCGTGCGAAGCAGGATTGATGGCGGCTGCAACAGCCGTGCGGTCGGAGGGAAGCAGGTTGTGGTTCATAGGAACTGTCCTTGGTTGAAGGGTGTGTGTCAGTCGCGAGAGAGCGCCCCGGTGGCGGGGCGGGGTATGAGCCCTCCCGCCGCCGGGATCAGGCCGAGTGCGCTTACGCGCGCTCGGCAAGCGTGACGAAGTGGGACTTCGTGGCCGTGCCCTTCTTCGGGCTGACCGGCTTCGACAGGTGCGGCTGGCCGCCGAGACGGATCGTCCAGCGGAAGGCCTGCTCGCCGTAATCGAAGTAGAGGTGGATCGACGACGCGAACTTGACGCCACCGTTCTTTCTCAGTGCGTAGTAGCCTTTCGGGTCGATCAGCTGGACATCGCCTTTATCACCGAGCGTAGCGCAGTGCTCGGAGAGCTTGACCGGCCGACCGAACAGGAAGCCGCCCGGCGCCTTGACGAAACCGTCACGCGGCGGCGTCCAGATCGGCTGATCGCCGAGTGTCATGGTCATCAGCTCCGGCAGCACGTCGGAGTTGATGCGCCATTGCGCCCGCGCCATACCTTGAGGCAGCAGTCGCGAGTACATCTTGGCGACGTTCTGAGCGACCAGCGTATCGGCAGCTTGACTGCCTTCCTTGGCGACCGTGACAAGTGCATCCGATGCCATGTAGCCGAGCGGCTTGCCAACGCCATTGCCCTCGATGATGCTCTCATCGATCTTCCAATCGATGGCCTCAGCCGCCTTATTCTCCAGGCGGTTGTTGAGCCGCGGCGCATCTTCGAGCAGCTCATCGCTGGCTCTGACAAACGCATACAGCTCGTGCAGGATGCACGAACGCGGCGCCACATCACCCCGGGTCGGTGTCATCTGGCTGGCTTCCGAACGCCAGAATGCCGAGATGCCGGAACCGCCCCACGGCGTCGTTTCGTCCGTCAGATCGTTGACCTGGTTAGAATTGGTCGGCTCGCCATCCACTTCCGACAAGAGATTGTCGCCATTGAAGACCAGTTCCCAAATCCGGTCGCGGAACTCCGGTGGCACCATGTACCCGTCATTGGAGCCGCCTTCACGGTAGCTACCAGCCGCGCCCTGATACATGCTGGCGAGCCGCTGATCGACCGAGGCGTTCGGTGTCTGCGGATGGGCGCCGTGCACGGCCGATGCAAACTCGGCAAGCGACTGGAAGCCTGCTGTCGGATCGGCCGCGGCGCGGTCCTGGCCGACCTCGATGCGTGCTGCATCGGAAACCGGCATCGCCGAGCCTTCCATGCGCCGGCGCCGCTCGGCATCGCGTTCGGCTGTGGCGATGTCGGTCTCGAGCTGGTCAAGCTCCGCCTCGATTGCTTCGAAGCGGGTGTTTTCGTCTGCGGTGAGATCACGGCCTTCACCGTCGGCGGCATCGAGGATCGATTTGCCTTCAGCCTTGATTTCGGCGCGGCGGGATTTGAGTGCTTTCAGGGATTTCATGCGTTGTCCTTTCGATTTTCCATGCATGCTCGGGCCGCCACGCCCGCGCGGCAGCAGAAACGCAGAACTGAACTTTTCGTTAGCGTGAGGTCAGATCACCGCCATACGCCGTCGCCGGCTGGCGACCGACGCCGATGCGGCCTCTTTCGGCTTCGAGATGAGGTCGGCCATGCGCGCGATCTCGTCATCGAGCGTGGCGATGCGATCTGCCATGCCGACCGCGACGGCATCGTCCGCGCCGAGCATGCGCCCGCCACCGAATTTCGAAGTGACGTGATCGACGGAGACACCGCGCGAACGAGCCATCGACGCAACAAACATCTCGCCGTAGCGATCGACGCTCGCTTTGATGTCGCCAATTGCATCCTCAGTGAGCGGGAAGGCCGGATGCGTCTCGGCCTTGTTCGGCGAGATGTCCGCCTTGACCAGTGTCGGGCTGACGCCGATCGTCTCCAGCGCTTTCGATAAGTCCTCGTGGTAGGCATAAACGCCGAGTGATCCGATCTCGCCTGATGGCGTCACGACCACTTCGTCCGCTGCCGATGCAATCCACAGCGCACCGGATGCAGTGAACGGATTGGCGACAGCGACGATCGGCTTCGAGCCGCGGGCCGCGAACATCGCATCGGCCGCTTCCGGGACGCCAAAGACATTGCCGCCCGGACTATCAACATCGACGATGATACCGGCGATGCGAGGATCCTCGACCGCAGCATTAAGGCGACGCGCAAAACCTTCGGCGCTGGTGCCACCTGGACCGGAGATGTCCATCTCATCGCTGAGGCGTGGGCTGATCACGCCCTTGAGGCCGAGTATTGCGATTTCCACGCTGTCACCGCTGCCGCCTTGGCGCTTTGCCACAGCGAAGGGTCGCGTTGCGTGTTCCGGCCGGTCTGCGCTCGCATCGCCGTCGGCGACGATCGGCCGGCCGATGATTGCTGCGACCTCTTCCGGTGACCGTTTGCCACCAGCGGCGGCATAGGCCAGAAAATCCATGATCGCGCGGCCCTTGGCGGGATGGATGGTCCACGGTGTGCCGGCAACGGCGGTCAGAATTCGTGCATAGCGCATGGGCTACCCCTCCTGCTTTCTCTGATCTTCGATGGCGAGCGTGATGTCGCGCTCCAGCGCCGCGGCGTAGGCAGCGCGTTGCTCGGTGGTGCCGCCGGCTGGACCCATATTGAGCGGCTGCAGATAGCCCTCGCCGTGCTCGACCGGGTTCATGTTTTCAAGCGAGCGCACATCATTGGCGCTGAGCCAGCCCCACTCGCGCCCGATGCGGTAGGCCTCGTAGCGCGCTTTGATGTCGCCGCGCAGCAAGCCTGCAACGTTGTGCTCAGTGAAGAACGCATCATCGCGGACAATGAGGTCGCGGCGGATCGCCTGCTCCCACGCAACCAGCCACGGCAGCAGCGTCTCGGTGACGAACTCGATCGACTGTTGCTCGATGTTCGAAAACGTCGCGCGGTCGAGAATGCCGATCTTGTGCGGCGGCATGCGCCAAAAACGCAGGACCTGGAGCGCGACCTTCTCATAGGTCTCGATGAACTGCGCCTTGTCGTTCTGCGCCTCGCCCTTGGTGAACTTCGAACCGCCGTCAAGAACCGCGATCTTGTGGCGGTTGCGGCCGGTGAACTGCGCCTGCCACTTGCGCTTGAACTCGTGCGCCTGCTCGACGGTGCCGAACTTGCCCGGCACCTCGACGACGCCGCCCGGCGTCGCATCGTTCTCGAAGAACCGTGTCGCATAGTCCTGCAGCGCCAAGGCACGCGCGAACGTCTTCTGGCCGTGCTCGATCAATGACCGGCCAAGGATGTTATCTGTGGTGAGCGGTGGCGCCCGCAAATGAAAAACCTGATCGCGGTCAAGGCGGCGGCGCTGGCCGTTTTCGCGGACCTCATAAATGAAGTCGCGACCGTCTTGGATCTTCACAATCCACACCGTTTCCGGGTCGAGTCGGATAAGCTGATCGATTGGCCCGCGCGGCCCGTCCTTGATCTCGGCGAAGGCGTTGCGGTGCAGGCACAAATCCCACGTCATCTGATGCCGGAACTCATAGGCTGTCGCGAGATCGTTCGGGCGGTGATGCAGCAGATCGGCGATCGGGTGTTGATCGAAGCGCTCTTTGCCGCCGCCGCGGCGCTTGCGGTAAGTCACCAGCGGCAACGCGCCGATGGTTTGCGCGATGACCTGCAGGCAGTCATAGGCTTCCGGGATCTGCGGCACCGTCTTGGCGCTAACCACGACCTGGCCCTCGGGCGTGATCGTGTCGGTGAACCAGTAGTCATCGGCCGGGTTGCGGTTCGAAGGCTCGCTGGCGCCGAACATGCTTTTCAGTGAGATCATAGGGTCACCATCGCCTCGATGTTCGGGACGCCGCCGCCCGCTTCCTCGCCCTGTGTCAGCGCCAGCGCGATGATCAGCGCGACGATGCCGTCGATCTTCTGCGTGGACTTGTCCTTGGCCGGCTTGATGTTGCCGTTGCCGTCCGAGTAGGTCGCGACGTTGGCGGCCATCCACTTGAGAACGGGATGGTTGGCGTGATCGAGCACGCCGGTCAGCACGAGGCGCTCCAACAGTTTTGACGGCCCCGACAGCGATGCCATCGTCTGGTTGACCTTGACCGCGATGTCCGGCCGGATCTCGTTCAGCTCGATCATCAACTTGTGGGCGTTCCATGGGTCGAAGCCGATGCCCTGCACGTCGTACGTCTCGCAGTCGTCGAGCAGCTGGCGCTTGATCGCGTCGTGATCGGCGGCATCGCCTTCGGTCAGCATGACGGCGCCTTCATTGGCCCAGATGTCATAGGGCACACGCTCATGGCGCACGCGGTCCTGCAGGCCGGCGTCGGGCAGCCAGAAGCGGCAGAGCACGCGCCACCAGTCGTCACCGGCCGGCGGAAACACGATCACTTCGGCGCAGAGATCGCGCGTCGAGGCGAGATCGACACCGATGAAACACTGCCGGCCGCGCAGATCCTCGAAGGCGGTTTTCCAGGCCTTGTCGTCTTTGCTGGATGCGCAGAGCGCCCAACGGTCCATCTTGAGCCAGCGTGTGACCTGGCCGACCCATTGGTTCAGG